AGGTGCCCCAACATGGCACCTCTCGCGAGATAAAATTTAAACTCGTATATTCCAGATCTTAACGGCGAGATTTACCACCTCACGTTCATTTTCCCAGTCAACATAAAGTCGCTCTTCATTTAAAGGATGATCGGGCCAATTGGTTATGCTTGTGCTTGGGCACTGTGATCCACACTCATGACAATATGCGCGAGCCGACCAAACTACTCCATGCTCCTTTAAATCGGTTGATTCGGTGTCAACCGCTATCCCGTGATCATAACCACAGAATGGACAAGGCAACCCCTTAACATCTGGTCGCATATTATTATCTTGATCAGCGTGCCATGTGTTGCCCATTTTCGATTCTCCAGAAACGCAAAAAGCCCACCGTTTGGCGAGCTTCTTTAAGATCAGTGACACTTGCTTATACTTCGTACCACTTATCACGAATTTAAAGAACTATTGGCGCCAAGTCAAGGGTTTTCTTTGGTTTTCTTACTTTGGCCTGTTTTTCGGTTAATTTGCTCCGCAATGTATTACGTTGCCCAACAATATAGGCAATACCACACTTTAAATCTTGTCTCACGGCGTTACGTGAGCATTTGCTAATGTCAGCAATAGTTTCCTCACTCAACCCATGCACGTAATACAACACTACAAAATCTAGCCATTCTTGTAATGTAGGGTTTGGGTTCATTCGTAAATCACGCAATAATCCACTTACAGCTCTCGCCTCATCAGTAGAGATTTTGCACTGTGGCAATGAGCGCTTTCTTGCATCACGCTTTACGCCCTCTACAGAATCAATCAAGTAAGTTAAGGTGTTACGTGTACCCAAATAGGTTTCGGCATTATCTTCATTAATCCATGCCCCAAATTGCTCTAACCAATTCTCAATTGTGTACTTCTTCCAATTACAAGCTTGTAATACATGCGGTTTATTATTCATCATTCCACCTTGCCTTTTGCTTCACTTTCTTTCTTGAATTGATCTAATAATTTATTTCTGCCCAACTTCACATACAGGCAAGCTGCCGCTCGTGTTTCTGGTGTTCTTACACCATGGTTATATGCACAACGCAGGGCCATCATTTCTTTGTAAGTCCATTTTTCATTCATGCTTTGCGCTCCCACTTATTAGAACGGTAAAAAATTAGGTATAAAGACAACAAAAATTGAGTTAAATGAGCGAACGCCAGATACTTCCCCCCATCAAATACAGCCAGAGCCGATATACATAAAAAGAAAAAAGTGATATCCATGAAAGCCAAAGAAAAACGAAATTTAGCTCGGTTACCTGAATACTGGTGCAGCTTTGCAGCTATTGCAGCCACAACCAAACCCATAAAAGTTGCAATACAAACAACGGTCATAATGATTAGGAACGTTTTCATTCTGCTGCCACCTCAATTGCCTTAAATTTACAAACATCCAGAAACTCCTGAACGCGCACACTCCCTCTTTTGCCATGTCGATTTTTGGCAATAATCAGTTCAGTGACCCCAAGAGGTTGTAGTGTCTTATCATCAGTGAGCGGATTAACGAGAATAATTTGATCCGCATCTTGCTCGATCTGCCCTGATTCCTTAATGTCAGAAGCTTTCGGTTTCTTACCTTTTTCTGATTCACGATTTAATTGAACGAGCGCTACAACCGGGCATTCAAACTCCTTAGCCATAGATTTAAGTTCACGACTAATAGAGCCAACTTCTTGAAAGCGGTCTTTTTTGCTTGGATCTCTTACAAGCTGAAGATAATCAACAATGATGCAGCCAAGTTTGGTGCCAGCTTTGGCAAAACGGCGCTTAGCTCTCCTTGCATATGCTCTTACTTCACTAATGCTTGGTTTTTGCTTTGGCTCTATCCATATAGGCAGATCGCTATAAACTTGTTTGTAATTTGCATATTCTTTTAGTAGCCCATCGTAAAGTGTTGCATTGTGTAGGTTGTTGTATGGAATGGAACTAAGTGAGCTAAACATACGATTAGATAGTGTTTCTTTGTCCATTTCTGCTGATATGAAAAGAACACCCTCTTTTTTAAGCATTGCCGTATCAATTGCCATCATTTGGGCTAAAGTTGACTTCCCAGAACCGGGACGTCCACCAACTACACAAAAATGACCGTTTTGTACGGTTCCTAACATCTCATCTAGTGTTTTAAGGTTGAACTTAACACCCGTTGTTTCGTCTCTGCTCTGCTTTTCAAACTTGTCAATCATTTGCTCTAAGGCACTATCGAGAGCACTTCCAAAACTTGCTCCCATATCTGCATCATCCGTCTTATCTACTTGCCCAAGAAGATTTTCAGCCTCAACAAATACATCAGGCAAAGTTGTATCTTTCGCCATTGCAGCAATACGTAAACCAATCTGCTCAATTCTTCGATGTGTTTTGAGTTTATTTAACTGAGTGACATAACTTTCAGCGTTGTAAAAACTACTCGGCGCATCTTGCATAAGTTGAATTAAGTATTCTTCCCCACCCATCAAATGCAAAACGTTTTTGCCTTTTAGGTAGTTACTCACCATTACCACGTCATACGGACAATTGCTTTCTGATAGCTCTACGATTGCCTTGTATATTTGTTGATGACGATCTGAGTAAAAACACTCTGCATCCAATTCTTGACCAATTGTCTCTAGTGACAAAGCTGTAGTCATTAGAGCAGCAAGAACACATTGCTCCATGTTCACATCATGAATATTTGAACTAAACCCCATTACCATCTCCCTTCAATTACTTTGTATTGAGTGGGTGCTGGTTGCTCATCCTCAGTTTGAGGCTGGGTAGCAACCTGAGCTGGATTAGACATGGCAAGAAAGTGATCAAGCTTGGTTGCATCGCGGCAAATTAGCGTTAGGTCAGTATGATTGCCCTCAATATGGAATTGAGATTTAGAGCACCCAACAATAGCTGTCTTGATATCTTCAACCGTGTAACCCTCTTTGAGTCTTGCTTGAATTTTGGATTTGCGCTGGTTATCAAGAATGGTTCGATTATTCTTGTTAAACGTAACTTTCCAAAACTCAAAAACCTCTTGAATCTCACTCTTGAAATTCTCTTTTGGCTTTTCAGCAGGTACAGGTTCGCCGTTAGGCGGACATATATTATTTTCTTGGTTAGATGGTTCGTTGGTTAGATGGTTAGATGGTTTAGGCTTTGTTTGGGTTTCTTTGGGTTTTTCTGGGTTTAATTCGCTTTCATTTGGGTTTTCTTGGCTTTCATTTTTAAAGCCAGAATTATCAAAATCATTCCCATTATTACCAGAATCATTTTTTGGGTTTTTCTTTGGGCGACCACCTTTTTTGCCATTCTCTGCTTGTTTAGCAAGGAAGGCTCTATACTTTTCAAGCTCTTCTTTAATGTGGTTTTGAATATAAACCCCGTCCTCATTTAATTTGAAAAACTTCTTAAGTACAAATTTAACAGCGTCAATTTCTTCCTCAGATTCCGCCCATACCCATTCAATAGCCTCTTCAAGCGTTGGGAACGATTCACGGTCGTAACAGGCATCCATGAGCAAGTTATAAACCCCATGCTGCAAGATATTTAATCTTCCAGCCTTGCGGTAATAGTCGCCTATATTTCGCTCGTAGTAATGCATTACAACTTATCCTTTGCTCTTAGACGGTTGATTACGGCACTCTCAAATCGATTTAACAGTGCGTACAAGTGAGCATGCTTCTGCAGGTCTGCTACAACCTCCCCAATTGGATGGGAAGTTTTGTTGAAGTCCTTTTGAACACCTAAAGCCTTTTCAAGTTCTTGGCGAGATTCCTTGTACTCAGCTATTGAGTCTGCATATGCGTCATGATCAATTTGCCATTGAGTGAGGACTTGATCCTCATCATCATATGGGCTTGCACAGTCTGAATTTTGTGCTAAGATTTGTTCATTCATTTTGGTTTGCTCCAAATACGATATTCAAACCGCTATCTGTTCCAGCAGATGGCGGTTTTTTTAATTTGGGCTTGATGCATCTTCCTCATCAAACTCTTTTAATGAAGGGCATAAGTCAGAAGCCTTAAACTTGCCCTTAGTCACCCTTTGTGCCCTCATGGCTACCGTTTCCGACATTCCCCAACGCCCATTGATGTACCCGCTCATAGCGCATTGAGTAACTCCAATAGCCTTTCCGGCAGCATCTTGTGAGCCGAAGTGATCAGCAAGTTGCTGGAAAATATTTTTCTCCATGTTTCTAACTCAATTTATTAGGATCAATTGAATAATATTAGTATCCAAATATTTTAGCAAGACTAAATGCAGTTGAAAAATAATTAGAACACTAATAAAATGCATCGAAATTGCTGGAGAGCCACAAATGGAACTCAAAGATCGATTAAAATTAGCTCGTAAAAATGCGCATATGACTCAAAAGGATTTGTCTATCAAAGCTGGAGTAAGTCAGGCGACCATTAGTCAACTTGAGTCCGGGTTAATGAATTCATCAACCCATCTTCCAGCTATTGCTAAAGCATTAGATGTAGATGCTTTTTGGCTCCAGACAGGAAAAGAAGACTCAAAACAAGAAACTTTATCCAGATTATTGATTCCCGTTGACACTTGGGATGAAGAGACACCTTTAAATCTTGATGAAGTAGAAATTGCTTTTTATAAAAATTTGCGTCTTGCCTGTGGGAATGGAACTATTGCAGAAGTACGTGAACAGGATAAAAGTGTTTTGAGAGTGCCAAGACAACTTGTTGATAAACTAGGGGTTTACAGAGACAAGGCTTTTTCAGCACTTGCTGAAGATGACTCAATGAAACCAACAATTAATGACGGCGATATTGTCTTTGTTGATGAAAATAGAAACTATATAAAAGATGGAAAAGTATTTGCTATTGAGCATGGCGGGCTATTCAGATGTAAGCGCCTATATAACCTACCAGATGGTGGAGTAAGGATTGTAAGTGACAATAAAGAAGAATATGGTGAAGAGCGACTCACTAAAGAACAGATTATTGCTCAAGGTTTTAGAGTTATTGGGTGGATATGGAAAATTGACAGAATAGAAGTCTGGTAAAACTCAGAAATACAAAAACCCGCTTTCATGCGGGTTTTTATTTGTCTTGTAAAAATTATTCGAATAATTATAAAAAAATATTAGGATACCTATTGACCTAAAATATAGGGATGCTAATATTCAGTTATTCCATTACGGAAAACACGAAAAGCCCCAACATGTGGAGCTAATCTTAATTAGTAAATTTCTCTCTCCCCTACCAAAGCTTGAGAGTTATTTACAAGTGTATTTTTACGGGTTGAATTATGAACCAAATTACAAATCTTAGTCAACTAAAAGTTGATTTAACGGATTATTTTGATGCTGTTTGCTTAGCAAAAAATGATCTTGATTGGACTTTATATACCCTTCACGAAATCAAGGAAAAAGTAAAGGCCTTAAAGGAAGAAGCGGCTAAGCATGGTATGCATGAGGCTTACTTTCACAGCTTAGAGCAATTCACTGGAATACTTGAGTACACAATGACACTTCGATCTGACTACTGGGAAGATGAGGAAATGCGTATTCAAAAACAATTAGATGGTAATGGGGAATAATCATGCGTACTAGTTCACAAATTTTTCCAGAAAACAAAAAGCGTGACTGTGGATGATCTTGTTACAGCACGTAGCGAAGCGAAAAATGATATGGGCGATATAAACGCCCTACTCTCTGCAATTGAGCTAAGTCTTGTTGAAAAACTTAAGGACCATAACTTAAGTAAGTTTGCTTTTGATAAAACCTTTCGCTTGATTGATATTGCCAAAACACACGCAGATCTATCTCAGGATTATCACAACGGTGAGCTTGCTCAATTAACTGGTGGTCAATACCAACTTGATGAGCTGAAAAATAATATTACACACCTTGAGGTTGCCCCAGAGAAGCAAGAAATCAACACAAATCATTTAGCTCCAGCGAATGCAGCCATCTCTAAAACACTTACAGAAGGTTTTAAAAATGACGGACGGCGTTAATTACGCCGACCTCTCTAGGGAGGTTCTTTTTAAGGCGTTTTTATTGTGGCTTACAAAGATTGGGTATCGCGGAATAGTTAGACCATGTGGGCGTATGGAGTTTTATTGCGCCACAGTCAGCAAACTTTTTCCTAGAAACGTACACATCATGTATGACGGAAAAATGAATAAAGCAGCTACCCAACTTTATAAAGAATTTGAAAATCATTTAAAGGCGTGATCATGAAAAAAATCGAATTAAACATAATTAGCGGAACGTCCGACCAAATCGCTACGGAAGTATTTCAGAAAATTATTGAGCCAATGGTTGATGAAATGAATAGCCAAGATAAAGACTCGGCAAAGATTTTTACATTTTCAGTAATGTGGCTTGGTATGGCTTTGTATGCTGCTCAGTTCGAGCCACACAATGCGAAGAAAACAATTCAATTCAGTGTTGATCAGTTCATGGCAACGCTCGACAAATTCAATAAAAGACCGAGCTAAGGAGCAGCAGCATGACAGATTTGAATAAGGAAAGAAGTGAGTTTGAGTCTATCAAGGAAATTCAAGACAGCATCAGACGAGAGCAATTAATCTTTAATACTAAGCTTGGGTGCTACACAAAGAAGAGCGGGAAAATGTGTGTTTCTGCTAATTGGACTAATGGTGCATGGTTTGTTTTTGAAAGAAAAGCCAAAGCTCAGGCGGTGCCAGAGGGTTATGTTGTAGTGCCGAAAGATGTTGCAGAACGAACAATTGGTCATATTAGCATAGCAATCTGTCATCCAAACAATACTCGTGATGAAGAAAATATTATGAGTGAAGACCAAGTGGTTATCGAACGTGCTATTGATGCAAGCGAATCGGGAGCTGAGGGATGATTAATCAATTAAAACCAGTTGAAGTGGTGCGTAACCAGTATGGCGAATGGACACATCCGGAAGTAGACGCTTACTTGAAAAATATTCTTGGTGATGACGCTGAGTTTATGACTCAAGAGCAATGGGATGAGCTTAAGCGTCACTTCAATATTGTGACAGTTAAAACTTACTTAGAGTCAACTGTATCTCCTGATGAGTTTGATGAAATTATGGATGATGCAGATTTATCAAAATGGCAGCCATTGGCACCTCATGGATTCTTCTTAATGTCTATTTACTTCACGGAAGATGGTGCTGACGCAATTTGGGCTAAAGAAAAACAAGTAGAGGGAGCTGAGGGATGAGTGAAGTAAACCAACGTTTCGAGCAAGTCTTCAAAGTTTCTATGGATGAAATGAACAAAGTAAATATCGATGTTTATGGCATTGCAATGGCAACTATTATGAAGCCTGCTTTAGTAACTATGAAGCCAATCTTTCAGCTTATTTATGAGCAAGGCGTGAAAGATGGTAAAGCGGAAAGTAAGGAGTAATGATGAAACGTTTAAATAAATTAGCTCGCATGACTCCAGAGGAAAAATCTGCACTTAAAAAAGAATTCTGGGAAGCTGCAAATGATGAGCCATTTCCGCCAGAAGTGGTCGCCGTGGTTCTGGATGTTTCAACATCCCTTCTGCAGCAAAAGCGAACCCATGGTGGTGGAATTCCATATACTAAAGTCAGTCCACGTAAAGTTCTTTACATCAAGTCAGACGTTATTGAGTATGTAAGGAACAGAAAAGGAACTAATACCTCTAATGTAAGCGGCTCATAAGCCGCTTTTTTAATGCCTGTAAATGTAGCCAAGATGTAGCCTAGAAAATTAAAAATGTAGCCGTGTAGCCAGTATGTAGCCGCGACCATAAAAGTCAAATAGCGCATAATATTGCTTAATGTTGTTTAATCACTAAAAATATGATTTATTTAACCTTTTACTGTTGCATAATATTGTTTAATATCGCCTAATGTTGCAAAGATTTACAAAATTACTTTGAACTTTAGGGTTCAAGGGTAACGACATGCAGCGGCATCTTCGGAGCATTTATTTTTAATAGATAACAATAACTTAAAACAAAATCCCCTACTTAAAACTCTCTTTTTTAATAGACCAAACCTTCAAAATAGACTCTTAATAGACTTCACAATTATTGTATTGTATCGTTAGGTATTGCTTTGTATTGCTTAATTTAAAGATGGCTCAACACATTAAATTTACTAAATCGGTAATAGACTCTATTCCTTTGTCTGAAGAGAAACAAATCTTTTACAGAGATACAGTAACTATAGGATTTGGCTTATGTGTGGGCAAAACTAAAAGCTATTTTGCTGAAAAGAAAATGCCTAATGGCAAGTCTAAACGTAAAGTTATTGGAAAACATGGCGTCTATACATTAGAACAAGCCAGAACTGAAGCTAAACGGCTTCTTATCTTGATGGATGAAGGTGTAGATCCAGTTAAGCAAAAGCGTGATTTACGAGCTTCAGCAATTCAAAATGATGCCTTACAAAAGCTAGTCCCTACCCTTAGTGAAGCTTACCAATACTATAAATTGCGTAAAAAGCTGGCGGAAACATCTTTAATTGCCTATGACGGATGCATAGAAAACTACTTTAGTGATTGGAAAGATTTAAAACTTGACCAAATCACCAGTGCAATGATTATTGATCGTCATCTGAAGCTTTCGAAAGCAAGCCCTTCCCGAGCTAATCTTGCATCAAAATTTTTACATGCTCTCTTTAACCATACGATTAGCAGGTATAAGGATGAGTCCGGGAATAAAATTCTAAATATAAAAAACCCGGTTGTTATCGTTAAAGAAGAAAAAGCTTTCAATAAAATTAAACGTAGAAAAGGCCATGTTCGTGCAGATCAGCGCGAAGCATGGGCATTGGCTGTGGCCACTACTTATTGGATGGGTGAACAAAATAACGATTTTAGAGCGTACACAAACCAAGACTTTTTATTCTTACTTGCTCTAACTGGTTTTAGACGTAGTGAAGCAGAATCTGTTGAATGGAAAAATGTAGATCTTCAATTTGGTACCATCAAAATTATTAATACGAAAAACCATGAGGATCTTTTGCTACCTATGGGTGATACCCTTTGGCACATTATGCGTGAACGAAAAAAACGTGCCGGTGATAACAAATATGTCTTTACCGATAGAAATGGTGTTTCCCATATTTCAGACCGCCGAGCAGCACGTGACAAAGTAACTGAGAATTCTGGTATCGAATTTACGTTCCATGATTTACGCCGCACCTTTGGCACTATCGCGAACAGCTTGGCCATAGGAAGCTATACGATTAAAAGGCTAATTAACCATACCACTGACGATGATGATAACGATGTGACTGATGGATATATTCAAGTTTCTTTCGATGATTTAAAGAAAGCTATGAATATGATTGAAGACGTGATTATTTCTGAACCAGTAAAAGCATTAATCAAAAGTCGCTTATATTTCGAGAAAAATGAATCGAGAAATCAGGCTCAAGAATTAATTAACCACCACATTCAAGTGTTAGATAACTTTAAAATGGCAGGCCAAATTCTAGATTTTTAGAACTCAAGTTTTAAGAAATCCTTAAGTAATTGAAAAATTCTTCTAAATAGTTAAAATTAATGTGACGCATTTATCACTTTATATAAATTATGAAAAAGATATTTTTAGCTGCTTTAGCAACAATTGGTTTACAAGCCTGTACTACACCTTATCAAGAAATGGGGGCTTCTGGTGGCGTTGAAGCCACTATTATTGATGATAATGTCTTTCAAGTACGCGCATCTGTAAACGGATATACCCATAAATCGATAGCAAACCAGTACGCATTACGTAAAGCTGCTGAAGTATCTAAATCGCTAGGGTGTAGTTATTTCTCAGCTATTAACAATACAAGCCAGAGTTACAATCAAAATATTTCTAAAGTTGATGCTGGCCTTAAGACTACCCCAAATGGTGTCTATTATGTCTCAAGTGCTGGTACACAATATAAGTTAATTAAACCATCCAGAAACAATACCTATGTTTGCTTTAATGAAAAGCCAAACACTGTTTTGCCTGGTTTAATTTACAACGTTAAGTATGTTCTGGGTTCTCCAATGCCTACAGGTAAATTCAAAGTTCCGAATAGCTGGCGTTAAAGATATATACCATGAGGGTGAATAATAGCGTCTACAGTCTATTATTTACCCTCTTTTTATTTATATTAGTTATGATGGAAAAGTAATTTCGAAAATCATAAAGAGGTTACTTTGTATGTGCGCGAACTATGAACCTATAAATAAAGATCGAGTTCACCTACTAGATCTATTCGAACCGACATTCGACTATAAGAATGGTGTTTATCCGGGTTACGACTGCCCTCTTATTTTTTAAATATAAAAGAACCAATACATTTTATAAAACGAAGCAAGTCTATTTTGCTTCGTTTTATATAAATTAAAAATATATTTATTTACATTGGCTCAACATATCAAGTTTGTTATTTACTACCTGAGTTTTTACATCCAGCAAACTTAACAAACTTGGGAATAAATTATCCTGACTTAACTTTT